GTATGCGTCGCCTGACTTTTTGCTCCGCAATCGTTCCGTCGTCGTTCCGTCGTCGTTCCGTCATCGTTCCGCTAACACCTCCACCACATTTTAAAAAATCCCAGTCTGCCCCAGTCTGCGAGGTACTGCATCCCCTCCGCAAAGTTTTCACATATTCATATCATTCTCATAATATATATATACGAATATTAAAAATAATTAAATCATTCTCATCTGTCCTTCCTTATTTTTTCATACCATCTAATATATATCTGATGTTTTCCAAATACATTTAAAGGCATATTCATATATTATTATAACTATATAATATAAAAAAATAATTATGCAACAATACTAATATCATCAATACATACACCACGACTTAATGCTGTATATTTTGCTTTTTTACTCATACGAGGATGATTCCAATCCCATATAGTGAATTTTTCTTTAATAGTTGTTCCCTGAACTTTATGAATTGTCGTGCAATAATTTAGATAAAATAATTTCATAACATCATCAATTTTAACTATCATTTTATGAGTATATGTTTCATCATCATCATTAACTCGTTCACTGCTAATATAAATATTTTTATTATCATAATCATCCACTATGAATGTTTCATTATTTAAATATTCCCCACCTTTATTATCATTCTTTTTACAAATTAATGGTAATCCTTTATATATCCACATATCTTGACTCATGTCATCATCATCCTTTGGTATAAATATAGAATTATCAGTTTTTAATTCTTCATTCCATCTTTCATTTATCAATTTACGAGTTTTATTAGTATACGCAATATTCACCTTATTTTCATTAAACTTAAAGATACTAATATCAATATTTTCAATATCATCTAATTGTTTCTTTAATTCAAGATTATATCTTTTTACAACTTGTAAAATATTTCTATTATAATTACATAGATATTTTACTGCGGGATGATTAAAATAGTCTTTGATATTTTCACATTCAACTGGTGGTAATTGCTTATCGTCGCCCAACAATAGAAACTTAACACCGGTTGCTTGTTTAACAAACACAAGTTTATTCCATAATTCTTTTGTAATCATACTAATCTCATCAACTATGATATAATCAATTGTTTTTTTAATAGTATTTAATTTTTTAGTACTAATATTACCTTCAATATCCATATTGAGAAACTTATGAATAGTACTACCTTTTAGATTTAAACTCGCCTTATTAGTTGGTGCAATTTTGCGAACCTTATCTAAACTTGAAGCAATTTTTTTAGCAACATAAGTTTTACCTTTACCAGCATCTGCTTGTAATAATAACCCACCTTGATTAACAAGAATATCTTTAATTTTTTCCCAATCATCACTATCTTCAATATTGTAATCTTTCCAATCATCAATTTTAAAATTATAATCCTTGCTTATAATTTCTTGAACCTTTGTTATTTGTGGTATTTTACATTCTTGATTTCCACCCCATTCTTTACTATTTGCTAATTTAGGTTCTGTTCCATATTTATCATAATAAACAACGGCACAATCAACATTTCTACATATTAATTGTCCTTTCATTTGATTAACCATATCATATAATTTAATATTTGCTTGATCTAATATTTGAATATACATACCAATATTATTTTCTGTCATAGATAATACTTTTTCAGCACCATATAGATAATAATCGGTTTCTGGTATTTTATGGATATGTAAATTCATATCCGGATATTTATGAATGAATGTAAATATTTGTTGTAAATCATTATTAATACTATATTTACCAGTAGAATGTTTTGTTTTTGCTAAAAATCCAGAAAGCATATTGATAAGTAGTTTATATATTGATTTGTCATTATTAGTGTATTCTAAAATTTTATCAATTATTACTTTTAACTTATTTTTCTTTTCAGTATATGATGGTATTAATTGATATTTGATTTTAAAATCAATATTAGTTGCCTTCGCTCTTTCAATTATAGTATTAGAATAAATATCACTTTTTTTAAATAAAGTTGTATCTTGTGTTATAACATAATATAATCCTAATTTTAGTTTTCCATCATATTTTTCCCAACAATCATTAAAATCAAATCTTATCCAATCACTTTTAGGATTATACATAACACTTGAATAACATTTATTTATATCACGAGCATAACCATCTTTCATTAAATCTAAACAACTATTATCAATCAAACCATAATGATTGCGATTAGATTTTGCTTTTAATAATGTTTCAAATGTATGTGGATTATGTTTTGATTTTTCAATACCTCCACATTCTTCAATAATAAGTTTTAATATATTACTTAATCCCTGACCTGTATATGTAATACCCATATTTTCACATATATATTTGCATACTAACATATTATTGTTTAATGTATACATTTTATCTTCATACTGAAATGATTGTATTACACCATCACACGCAGAAATATTTTTAGTAGGTAATTTTTTATCTTGTTTAATTAAATTACCTATTACATTTAAAGGATTTACATCCTCTAATACAACTATATTATCAATTAATTCTTTTTCTTTTTTACTTTTATGCTCGTAAGTCATATCACTTGATGCGTCTATTATTTGATTCATAGTAATTACATTTCTAATTCTTTCTTTTGGTATTGGATAGAAATGACCGTTGCTAATTCTATATATCATAGGTGGATATTCACTTCCGCTTCCGCTACCACTACTTTTAGGTGGAACATAATGCATAAATCTATGTTCTTCATCATCAAGAGCATGAAGACATACACGAAATTTTATACAAAAATTTCTAATACCCCAACTATTAACACCTTCAACTAAACTATTACCATTATCAAATATTTCTTCAAGTTTTTCATAAGTGCATGATTTTTTAAAACCTTTGATATTACCATATCTATGGATAATATAATCGTATACACAACGATTAGTATTAGTATCCCATTCTTGATTATCATAACCATCAATATTTAAAACACCTGATTGTTTCATGCGTTTATCTTGAATTGGTGTAATAACTCTTGGAACAATAGTTATATTTTGAGTTATTGTTTCAATTTCAACTTTATAAACATAATTTCTTTTAAATATTTTTTCTTTTAAATCTTCAACCATATTATTTACAACAGTATCAACTTGACTTCTGGTAAATAATCTATCATCAAACGGAATGCTATGATATTCACGATATACAGAGATATATTTTTTTCCAGTAATCGTTTCAATGGTATATTCTCTAACAAATTCATCTTTTCCAACTCTAAACTCAAATTTATCGCTTTTATTCCAATCGCTTTTTTTATCATCATCTTCTTTTCTATTATCTGTCGCTTTATGAATTAGAAAAGAAACTCCAATACTACCTTTAAATCTTTTGCGTTCTCCTTTATATTTTTTAAATGCTTCCTTTATTTTTGCAACCGCATCTGTTTTTTTTTTATCATCTTTTACCTTATCCTCAACAACCTTCTTTAAAAAATCTCTCCGTTGTTTAGGGTTTGAAAATCCTGTTATATTATATTTTTTCATCAATTCTTTGAATTTTTTATTGTTTCCGTGTGGATTATATCCAATTACTCTTTTAAATTCCTCTTTAACATTAAGTCTCTTTTTAGGGGGCATAGTTATATTAATATTATATTTTATTCTACTATATAATAAGATTTTATTTTTAAGTACTTTTTAAAACACATAAAAAAAATAATCAATTTTTATTTTTACCGATATTTTCAAGTTCTTCAACTTTCTTTCTTAAATTTAATAATTCATCTCTTTTTTTTCTATAATAATTTTTATGATATTCAGCATTAGCTGGGTTGTATTCTCGTTTTTTAGATCTATTTCTATTATATTCTTTTTGTTTTTCAAGAAATTCTGGGTCTTCTAATTTTCTTTTCGCCATATAATTTCGCATTTGTTCCCTCTTATATTCTTTTCTTTCTTCATCTGTCATATTTTTCATTGAAACTCTAACTTTCTTCTCCGCCATATTACTTATTATTATATAACATATTTTTTATATACTTTTTAAAAACATAAAAACTAATTTTTTTATTTATGACTATTTAACTTTGCATTATAAAAATGTATCCAATATTTCTCTCTTTCAAGTAAATCCTCACCTTTCTCACAAGGATAATCTTCTAACTTTATCATTTTCCAATTATTCCAACCTCCAAATTTTCTAATATATCGGTAAATCTTCCAATTATACCCTTTGTCATTTTCATCATTACATCTCCTTTTATGTTGATATTTACGAACAATCCAATTTGTCGTTGTTCCAATATATATAAATTTTTCTTCTTTGTCAAATTGATAAACTAATTTATATATACAAGATTTTTTATAATCTCTCATTTATTAATAGTAATCATATTTTTTTTCAACACTAAAACACATATATCCGTGAACCTTTTTATGAGGTTCATAGAATATATCTAAATAATATCTTTTACAATATTCACAAAATATATGAGGCATTCTAAAATATGCGGATATTTAAAAAAAATTATTTTCTCCGTATATTATAAATAGAATGGCAGATTTAACTCAAACAGATATACATAATACCTTAAAAGCAACTCCAAATAAGCAAAAAATACGCTTACTTTTCCCTTATGAAAAAAACCCAGAATTTAAGAAACTCGGTGTAAAATGGGATATGACCGATAAAATTTGGTATTTCCCCTCAATTGACGGAGATTTACCAGAAAATTTAAAACCTTATAAATGCTATAAAATAGCTATTAATTATGAAGATAAAGAATTTTTTAAACCTCATTTATCCTCAATGAGATGGGATAAAAATCTTAAAATTTGGTTAGTAAATCAAGAAGATTACGATAAATTTTTAAGTTTATAAAAAAATTATTTAAACCCAAACTTCTTTTTATAATCCGCTATACCAGCACTTATAGTAGGTTTTGACCAAAGGATATAAAGGGCAAGTGTTCCTGCTGTCATGGGGTTTTCCCAATCTTCGCTTTTCCTATGTCTATCAATATAGCGTTGACGACGAACCTCGTCTTTATGTCCATCGCTATAATGTTCATACCCAACAGCACCAAAATGCAATGTCTTAACCTTCTTATCACCATCATAAAATATCGCCATTAATTTTTTACCTGTCCTCGTGCTTTTTTTTATTTCTACTGATTTCATTCAACTTTATTATAAGGAAATAAATTTTTTTAAAAATATAATATCTCATTCTACGAATATTTACGGAAAATAATTTCTCATATTATACATAGAATAAATATGACAAAAAATATTGAAGTAGAGCAAGAATTAGAATCAGAAACAGAAGAAACAGAAGAACCAAAAGAAGAACCTATTAGAATTAGTAAAAAAACAGGTAAACCAGTAAGACAGATGTCAGAAAAGCAATTAGAACATTTAAGAAATATCGGTAAAATAGCAAGGGAAAAGAAAAAGGAGTTATCATTAGCAAAAGAATATGAAACAAAAGCTGAAATTTTAAAAAAAGCAAAAGAAGAAAAAGAACAAAAGCTTAAATTATCTAAAAAGAAATATGAGGAAGAATTAGAAACATTAGAAGTTCCAACTGTTACCAAGAAACCAGAAAAAAAGATTAAAAAGAAAGTTATCAAATATATAGAAGCATCATCATCAGAAAGTGAAGAAGAAGAAGTAATTATTAGAAAAAAGAAAAAAGATAAACCACCGCCAACACCTAAACCAGAACCACCAGTACAAGAACAAGTTTCAAAACAAAATCTTAGGCAAAAACTCCAAGATCAAGAAGCGGCATCTCTTGCAAAATTAATGATGCCTTCATATTTTTAATCTAACAATATAGTAATATGGATATAAAAGTTGAAAAAATTCAAGGTTTAGACAGTATAATTAAACATAAAAAGAAACCAGTACCTCAAAGTAGTCATAAAGACTTCCCTGTTAACCTATTTTTTACATATTGTTCGTTTGGTATGAAGAACAGCGGTAAAACATATAGTATAGTAAAGTTATTATCACTTTTTGAACAATATCCTGTAAAAGATGTAAATGGTGAAATAATGCCTAACAGAATCATATGGTTTTCTCCAACAAGTAATTTTAGTAGTAATTCTATCGTACATACATTAAAGTCACTGGATATAGATAAAGATATACACGAAAATGTTACAGAATCAGTAATTGAAGAAGTTTTTAATGAAGTTAGAGCAGAAAAGGAAATGTTATTAAAAAAAGATGAATATATTGATGCTTATAAAAGGTTCTTGAAAATAAAAGATCCAATGTTCCTGAAAATTGAAGATATATTATTACTTGGTGAACATAATTTTGAACCACCAGATAAGATATTTGGACATTTGAAAAATAAATGTTACTTCTTTATAATAGATGACTGTATTGGTCAAAAAAATGCTGTATTAGGTGCGAAGAAGAACTCACTAATATCAAATTTAGTAATAAAACATCGCCATTACGGCATCAATCTCATATTCACCTCACAAGAAATAAAATACATACCACCCATTATTCGCTCTAATTTAGATATAATTCAATTATTTAAAACATCATCTAATCGTAATCTTGAAAAATATTATGAAGAAGTTAGTAATATTTTAACTTTTGAAGAGTTTGAGCAGTTATTTAAATATTGTACTGACCAACCTTATGGTAGTTTGATAATAAATAATCATCAATCTGCTAAAAGACGCTTCTGGTTAAACTGGGATAAAGCATTAAGTGTTAATGGTAAAAGTTAAAAAAATTATATAAAAGAATAGAACATTATATAACATAATAAAACAATATGCCCAGAGTTCCCACAGATTATAGTAAAACTTGTATTTATAAGTTAGTTCATAAAGATGATGTCAATAATGAAAATGTCTATATTGGTTCTACTACCAATTTTAGAAAGAGAAAAAATGAACACAAGTCCAGAATATTAAAAGAAGGAAATGAACATTATTTTCAGAAAAAGTATGTATATATTCGTGAAAATGGTGGTTGGGACAGTTGGGAAATGATAGAAATTGAAAAGTACCCTTGTAATGATAAAAGGGAAGCTGAAACAAGGGAAAGATATTGGATAGAACAATATAAATCTGAACTAAATAGTAGTGTTCCTACAAGAAATTTGCACGAATGGTATTTAGATAATAAAGAAACACATAGTGCTAATGCAAAAATATATAGGGAAAGGAACAAAGATTCAATAAATAAACAAAGAAAACAATATTATGAAACAAACAAAGAACAAATCACCCAAAAAATTAAGGAATACAAACAAAAAAACAAGGAATTTTTCATCAATTATCAAAAAAAATATCAAGAAGAAAATAATGTAAAACTCAAAGAATACAGAAAAAATTATTATAATGAGAACAAATTGAATTTTTCAGAAAAGCAAAAAACATCTTATATTCAAAATAAAGACAAAATTTTGAAAAAAGTTACAGAATATAGGCAAAATAATAAAGAAAAAATTCAAGCATATCAACAGCAAAAAACCATATGCGAATGTGGTTGTGAGGTTCGTAAACTGGGTATGTTAAAGCACCGCAAAACCTCTAAACATATCAAACTAATGGAGCAGTTAAATATACCCCCTTAAAAATGTTGCAACCCACATGTAGATGTCAAATAAGACATTATATATTCTTTTTTGATAATCATATTCTTTAATATTGATTATATCTAAAACCATTATGTAGTTACTTAACCCCTCAATTATAGTATTATCCTGATTCCTCGCTAATAATTCAATATTTCT